GTTTTTAAGTATGAAGACACAGAAAACATATTAGCTAAACAACATAGAGAAATAAATCAAAGGGACTGGGGTGCAATATCATATAACACTGGTGAGGTGTTAGATAGTAACAACAATACATATGAGATTGTTGCACCATTTCAACATATGAAGTTTGAAAGATTGGTAGATGGTTCAACTACTAAAAACATACAAGTTGGTCATTTATTAAATGATAAACTAGATCCATACTTAGGTAAACCTGTAATATTTTATCCTATTCACAGTTCCAACTTAGGAGTTACCGCTGATGGTTTTAATTTTATAACTGAGATTGATGGTTATGATGGTGGTTCAAGTGACACAGATTCTACACAATCTGTATATTGGATTCCTAGTAACTCACCTGTAGTTTTAAGTAGCGGTAGTGGTTATCCAGAAACAATAAACTTTAATGTAGAGTTAAACGAGTTTACAAATGGAGATGATTATACAGATAGTTTATTTCAAAAATATTATCAATCATATATAGTAAATGCTTTTAGATTTAATGAAAGGCTTACAAAAATAAAAGCAAGGTTACCTTTAAAGTTTTTAGAGCAGTTTACATTAGCAGATGAATTACAAATTGTTGATTTAGTTTATAGAATAAATTCTATTACTACAAACTTACAAACTGGTGAATCCACGCTTGAATTATTAAATGGAAGAGAAGCTATAGCTGCTACAGGATCTGCATATGCAAGTGTTACAATATCTACAAGTAGTAATGCAACACCAAGCACTGCCTGTGGTTACACACTAAACAACACACTTTATTATACAGGTGTTCTTGGAAATGGTGTAAGATTATATACAGATACAGGTTTAACAACTGCTTTTACTGGTACTGGAAATAACTATGCTTTTCCAGGTAGCAATTATGCAGCAATAGATTCTAACGGTTATATTTCAGGTTATCAGTCTTGTCCAACTTTACCACCTACAGTACAAACCAATTCAACTACGAACATTACTTATAGTTCATTTACTATGAATGGTAACATATCAGTTGCTAATGGCACAATATCTGACAGAGGTTTTTATTGGGGTACAAATTCTAATTATGCTTCAAATACAAAAGTTAGCGAGGGTGGAACTGCAACTGGCACATTCTCTGATAACATTACAAGTGGTGTTACAGCTAGTCAAACATATTATGTTACTGCTTATGGGACGAATCAACACGGAGAAGGAAGAGGAGCTACAATTAGTTTTGCTGCTACTAACGCACCTAATTTACCTACGGTTATAAAAAGGACTGAATTAAGTGTAACAAGTTCAGGTTTTACTGCAAGGTTAGAAATTACAGCAGATGGTGGTGCAACTATTGATGATGCAGGTTTTTGGATGGGTACAGACAGCAGTGCTTATAATGCAGGTAGCAATACTTTTTACGCTATATCACCAACTGTTACAAATATTGGTGTAAAAACATTAGCTTTTTCTGGTTTATCAGGAAGCACTACTTATTATTATTGGGGTGCAGCTTCAAACACATACAGTGCTAATTATGGTATATCATCTAATTATGAAACAGTAACAACTACTGCAACAGTATATACATACAACAACACTTATTACAATCTAAATGACGCTTACTATGCTTGTATTAGTAGTAATCCACAAACATATTATTCAACAAGTAGTACATTTCAAGCAGGTATAGTTTTATACACTAATAGTAATTTAACAACATTAGCACCTGATGGTTATTACGCAAGAAGTAATTACTCATATCAAGTGTCAGGTGGTAACGGAACCTTAGGTGCTCAGACAGCTTGTTCAACAACAACTGTATATAGAGTTCGTATTACAAGTGCATATCCATCAACAAATTATTATGATATGACTACTGTAGAAGCTGCAGGTTTAAGCACTACAAATGTTATGTATTTTACAGCATACTGGGGTTCTGGTAGAGTGATGTATTCAAACGTTGGTGTAACTACTACATATACAGGTTCAGGTACTTGGAAAACAGATCAAGGTTCTACCTCTTTTCAATACGGTAGATACCCAGAAGGAAAATTATTTTTTGCTCGTAGGCAAAATTTTATTAATGGTGCTTGGACTGATTTAACCTCTACAATTACTACTAGTGGATATGACGATTATATTTGTCAAGTAAGCTCTGCAGGTGTCTTAGAAATAATTTATTGGAACTATGACACAGGTGCATTAGCTATTACTGGTTCTGCAAGTATGAGTGGTATAAAAATATCAAGCTCAGGAAGTGGTGATGCTGCAACAGCTTGTTCTACTACACCAAGTACAATAGTTTATTATGACGGTACAAGTATAAGTAATGGTACAGTAATATATACTGATTCTGTTTCAGCAGGTACAACAGGTAGTAGTGATAAATTTAACGGTGGTGGTAACTGGTATAAATTTGAAAATAACTACAGAGCACAAATAAGTAGTACAGGTGTAGTTTCTAATTACGCAAGTTGCTAAAAAAAACAAAGTAAAAGTATTATACTAATATGCTACAAAATATTATTGATTTATTAAAATACTCGAAAGGCGAAACAGAAAATATTCAAATAGCAAAAGGTAAATATAAATTTCCAAATAGTGTAGGTGAAGCATACAAACAATTTAGACACGAGTTAAGATGGCAGAAAAAAGGGTAATAGAGTTAGAAGTAAATGCTAAAAAAGCTGCAGATGATATACAAGATTTAAGAGAACAATTTTTTGATCTTAAAAAATCAGTTGAAAGTGTAGAAGATAGTGCAAAAAAAACTGCAGACAATACCTCAAAAGGTTTTAAAAATTTACAAGGAACTCTAAATAGAGTAAAACAAGGTTTTTCAGGGGTAGCCGTAGCACTTAAAAGCATACCAGTAAGATTAGCACAAGAAGGTTTTAATGTTTTAAAAGAAGTATTTTTCAGTAATCAAACGGTTGCAGATGCTTATGCTATAGCTTTACAATCAGTAAAAAATATATTTACCACATTTGTAAATTTTGTTCTAGATAATTCAGATAAGGTTATAGGATTTTTCAAAGGTATTTTTGAAGATCCAATAGGTGCAATTAAAGATTTTGGAAACGCAGTATTAGAAAATCTTACAGAAAGATTTAAAAGTTATCTTGATACTTTAGGATTTGTAGCTAGTGCAGTTAAAAAAGTATTCAGTGGTGATTTTGCAGGTGCTTTAGATGATATAAAAAGTGCAGGTAAAGAAGCTGTTGATGTATTGACTGGTGTAGATGGTACAGTTGATAAAGTAGCAGAGACTTTGCCTAAAGTTACTAAAGCAGTTACAGGTTTTGTAAAAGGGGCAATAGATGGTGCAGAGGCACAAGTAAAACTTGCTAATGCTGCAGAGTTAGCAGCAGCAAATCAAGAACGACTTAGAATAACAAATCTAAAAGCTGCAGAAGAACAAAGACAAATAAGAGACGATATTAGTGAAGATATTGACAAAAGAATAGAGGCTAATACAAAATTAGGTGAAATATTAGAAAAAGGGATTGAACAAGAAAAAGTATTAGCAGAAGTAGCGTTGGCAGCAGCAGATGCAGCACTAGCTAATGATACAAAAAATATTCAGTTACAAGCAGAACAAATAAGGGCATTAGCTGCAGTTGCAGAAATAGAAGAAAGATTAGGTGGACAAAGATCAGAACAGCTTACTAATGAAATTGCATTACAACAAGAAAAATTAGATCTTATAGTTTCTGAAAACGAGCAACAATCTAATCTTAGACAGATAGAGTTACAAGGTGCAATAGAATCTGAAAAAAGTATATTTAAAAGATTTGAATTAGAAAAACAATTATTAGATGAACAATTAGCTCTAGCAGAACTAAATTTAGAAAAAACTGCTGAAATATTTGACGAAGAAACTTTACAATTTAAAAATGCTTTAAAAGCAAGAGACGAGGCAAAAGCACAATCAGAGGCAGCACAAACAGCTATAACAATAGCAGAAGAAGATGCTAGAAGAGAAATAGGGCTAACAACACTAGCTATGATTTCACAAGCAGCAGGTAAACAATCAGTATTAGGTAAAGCAGCAGCAATAGCTCAAACTATTATAAACACTAAAGAGGCAGTAACAAATGCACTTAAAGGTGCACCAGTACCATTTAATTTTGCATTAGCAGCAGCGACAGCAGCGTTTGGTGCAAAACAAGTAGCTGATATTATTAGTACAAAAGTACCTGGAGAAACAATGGGTATGAGTGGAAGTGTTGGAGGAGCACAAGGTACAGTACCTGAAACTACGCCACCAGACTTTAATGTTGTAGGTGCATCGCCAATAAATCAATTAGCACAATCACTAAACAACCAAGAACCACAAAGAGCTTTTGTTGTATCAGGTGATGTAACAACAGCACAAGAATTAGATAGAAATATAATTACTGAGAGTGGAATATAAAAAAAACAGTAAAATAAATATTATATATATATGAAAATAGTAGAACTTATATTAGACGAAGACCAAGAGTACTCAGGTATTGAAGCTATAAGTATAGTAGAAAGACCTGCTATAGAAGAAGATTTTATAGCACTTAAAGATCAAGAAGTTAAGTTAGCAGAACTTGATACAGAGAAAAGAATACTATTAGGAGCATTACTTGTGCCAAATAAACCAATATTAAGAAAAGGTGACGATGATGATTATTATATTTATTTTTCCAGAGAGACTGTTAAAAAGGCTAGTGAGTTATATCTTATGGAGGGTAACCAAAACAATGCAACGCTAGAACACCAAATGAACCTTAAAGGTTTGTCGCTAGTTGAGAGTTGGATAGTAGAAGATCCTAAAAAAGATAAAACACAAGTATATGGTTTAGAGTATCCTGTAGGCACTTGGGTAGGTGCTATGAAAGTTACATCTGATAATGTATGGAATGAGTATGTAAAAACAGGTAGAGTTAAAGGATTTAGTATAGAAGGATATTTTCAAGATAAAAACCAAAAGAAAGGCAAATCAGATTTAGCTGCATTAGAAAATGAAGAGGCACAATATTTATTAAACAGAGTTACTGATATTTTAACAGGTAACTATATAACTCTTGAAAGCTATAACGACTATCCTGATGCCGTAGCTAATAATGCTAAAAGAGGTATTGAGCTAAATGATAAAGTAAACAACAAATGTGCTACAGATGTTGGTAAAATAAGAGCACAGCAACTTGCAAAAAAAGAAAAAATATCGGTAGAGACTATACAAAGAATGAAAAGTTTTCTATCTAGAGCAGAGACTTATTACGATCCTGGTAATAATGAGGCTTGTGGTACTATCGCTTACTTACTTTGGGGAGGTAAAGCAGGTTTGCGATGGGCTACAAGTAAACTAAATAAATTAGAACTTTATTCACAAGTTGTTAACGATGACTTTGCAATTATAGATGATAGACTTGCGTATTCAACACAAGAGAAGGCAGAGGAGATGGCAAAAAATATTGGTTGTGAAGGATTTCATACACACGAATACGAAGATAAAACTTGGTATATGCCTTGTGAAAAACATATTACTGATTTAAAAAAAAAATATAAGTGCCCACCTGGATATAAAAAAGACTACCAAAAACACAAGTGCGTAAAGATGACTGCAGAGGAACTTGCAGAGGTAGGACCAAGAGGTGGTATTCGTAGATCAAAGAAAGCACCAAAGAGTAGCACACCAAACCCTAGACCAAAAGGTAAAGGAACTGCAAGAGGTGATGCAAAAACAAGTAGAGGTGCAAAAGTAGATAAAGCGACAGAGGCTAGTTTAAAAAAAAAATCTGATGAGTTTAACGAAAGATATAAGAAAAAATTAGGTTATGGTGCTACTGTTGGACAATTAAAAACAGTTTACCAAAGAGGTCTTGGTGCATTTAATGTATCACACAGTCCTAATGTTACAAGTGCAAAACAGTGGGCTATGGCTAGAGTAAATGCGTATTTGTATTTAGTACGCAACGGAAGACCGCAGAATGCAAAATATAAAGGTGATAACGACTTACTCCCTAAGGGACACCCAAAGTCAAATAAATAAATAATTATGTGTAATTGTAACTACTGTATTTGTAAATAATGCCAAAAAGAAAACAATTTAAAACACCTAGCCACACATCTCCAAAAGGTGGCAGAAGAGCTTGTTTGTGCGATGACAATACCTATAGGATTGAGTGTTGTGATGGATCTCTACTTGCACAAGGTATAGGACTTATAAATAAGTCAAGCTGAAAATATAAATTTTTTTTATAAAAATATTATATCTATATGAATGCAAACGAAATGCTACATAAAGTAAAAACTTTACTAGGTGTAGATACAGACAACATTGAAGTAAATCTCGAAGAGGTTGCTTTAGAGCAACTTACTTTAGAGAATGGGACTATCCTCGAAGCAGAAAATTTTTCTAGTGGAGAGGAAGTATTTATCGTTACTGATGATGAGAAAGTATCATTACCAGTGGGCGAGTATGAATTAAGTGATAATAGAATATTAATCGTAAAAACAGAAGGAATGATTGATGAAATCAAAAACTCAGAAGAGGTAGTTGAAGAAACTCAACAAGCCGAATTAGAAGAAACGCCAAAAAAAGAAGAAGAAAAAATGGCGTATGCTACTAAAGAAGAAATGACAGCTTTAGCAGAAGCAGTTGAAGAGGTCAAGAATCAACTTAGAGAAGTCGTTGAAAAAATGATGGACGAAAAGGAGAAAAAAGAAGAAATGGCAAAACAAGAAACACTTAGCAAACCTGCGGTAGATGGTATCAAACACACACCAGAAACAACAGATGCTAAATTAGGTTCAAGATATGCTGTTAATTCAAATAACAATACTACTTACAATAGAGTATTACAAGCAATAACTAATAATTAATAATAAAAATGGCAACAACTATATCAAATGACGTTACTAGAATCTTTGGGAAACAAGAAACGTTAACGGCAGCAACAACACTAACAGCTGCTGATTCAGGTAAAACATATTTAATAAATGGTACAGGTTATACTGTAACACTACCTGCTCCTCACGCAGGTTTTTCAGTTAAGTTTATTGTGGCTGCTGCATTTTCAACGGATTGTGTTATACAAACACCTGCTGATAACAGAGATATTCTAAACGGTGGTGTGATTGTAAATGGTGCAATCGTAGAGGCAGACGCAGTAGATCAAGTAACATTTGAAGACGGTGCAGAAAGTATTGGAGATCACGTTGAAATTTCAAGTGATGGTACAAACTTTTATTTATCAGGTAATGGTAACGCAGCTTCATCTATAACAGTAGGGGAACTATAATAATAATAATAATAATTTAGAAAATGGCAACAACTAATAATTTAACAACGACGTATTCTGGAGAATTCGCAGGGCGATATATAAGTGCAGCGTTACTATCTGGAAAAACATTAGCAGCAGGAAACATAACTGTTGTTCCTAACGTTAAGTTTAAGCAAGTAATGAAAAAAGTTTCTACAAACGCTATTGTAAAAGATGCGTCTTGTGACTTTGATCCAACATCAACTTTAACTTTAACTGAAAGAATTTTACAGCCAGAAGAGTTTCAAGTAAACTTACAGCTTTGTAAAAAAGATTTCAGATCAGATTGGGAAGCAGTACAAATGGGATTCTCTGCTTATGATAATTTACCACCACAATTTAGCGACTTTTTAATTGCTCACGTAGCAGACAAAGTAGCTCAAAAAATGGAACAAAACATTTGGAACGGAACTAATGCAAACGCAGGAGAGTTTGACGGATTTAAAACAACACTACTAGCAGACGCTGATGTAGTTGATGTAGCAGGTCAAGCATCTACAAGTTCAAACGTAGCAGCAGAAATCGGTAAAGTAATGGACGCTATTCCATCAGCAGTATATGGTGCGGAAGACTTAGTAATTTATGTACCAAGCAACATCTTAAGAAACTATATTAGATCTTTAGGTGGTTTTGGTGCTAACGGACTAGGAGCAGCAGGTACAAACAACGAAGGTAACCAGTGGTACAATATGGGTAACGCTGTATCTTTTGATGGTGTAGAATTAGTACACGCACCAGGTTTAGCAAGTGACACAATGATTGCGGCTGAGCGAGGAAATCTCTTTTTTGGGACAGGACTCCTAAGTGATCAAAATGAAGTAAAAGTAATTGATATGGCAGATATTGATGGCTCTCAAAACGTAAGAGTTATTATGAGATTTACTGCAGGTATCCAACACGGAATAGGTTCAGATATTGTACTATATTCTTAATGTTTAACTTTAAAATTTAAAATATGGCTTGTGCATTAACAACAGGAAGAAAATTACCTTGTAAAGAATCAGTAGGTGGATTATCTACAGTATTCTTTGGTGATTTTGGTACGCTAGGTACACTAACCACGTCAGGTGGTGAAGTAACTGCAATAAGTGGTTCACCCGCTTTATTTCAGTATGACTTAAAGGGTGCAACAAGTTCTTTAACAACAAATGTTATTTCTTCAAGGGATACAGGTACAACACACTATGAAACGACTTTAGAAATTACATTAACACATTTAGATAAGGCAACAGCTGAGGAATTAAAAATAATTGCAAAAGCTAGACCTCATATATTTGTTAAAGATAACAACCAAACACCTAACTATTTTTTGGTTGGAAAAGAGCAAGGAGCAGAAGTAACTGCAGGTACAGTGGTAAGTGGAGCTAATTTTGGAGAGTTAAGTGGTTATACGCTTACATTCCAAGCTATTGAAGCAATACCACCATTATTTGTAACAGCAAGTGTTGTTACATCAGCAGCGAGTGCAACTCAAATAGATCCTGCTTAATAGTTTTTTTTAATTGTAATAAGAAAGGGGAGCAAAGTACTCCCCTTTTTTTATATAAAAAAGTGTAATTTTACTATTATATAAGTATGAAGATTTTACAAACAGGTGGTGCAAACCAAACTCTTACGGTAGTTCCTAGATCATATCCTACATCAGTAACACTAACTGTAAGAGATACAAGCACAAATACATCTACGGTTACACAAACTGTAACATTTACAAAATCAAATGACAAAGCAAGTTTTACACACGCATATAATTTAAAAGAAGGTAGGTTTTATGATCTTAAATTAGAAGAGGGTATTGGTTCAAACTGGGATCAAGTTACGACACAGTGGCAATTAGCAACCGATAACTGGGAAAGCGTGTTTTCGTCTTTAGAAACTATTTACCTAGATAAAATATTTTGTACGGACCAAACTATAAATCAAGCTACAAATAGTTATTATACTATTAATAGTGGAGAATACACAGAAACAACAAGTTACCCAGAAGATGAGTACACAATAATAGACTAATGAGTAATATAAGAATAGTAAATTTAAGTAGTTATGTAGCACCTAAAGTAACAGAGCAGCAAAATAAAAACTTTGTTTCTTATGGTGAAGATAATAATTACTATCAATACCTAATCGACCAATATCAAGGCAGTCCAACTAACAATGCTATAATAAATGGTATAACTGAAATGATTTATGGTAAAGGACTAAACGCAACTAACAGCGATAAAAGACCTGAGGAGTATGCAAAGATGGTTACTTTATTTAAAAAAGATGATGTAAAAAAAATAGCATCTGATTTTTATTTATTAGGACAAGCAGCTATGCAAGTAATCTATAATGTAGATAGATCACAAATTGTAAAAGTAGAACACTTTCCAATACAAACACTAAGAGCTGAAAAAGCAAATGATAAAGGAGAGATAAAAGGTTATTATTATTTCCACGATTGGTCAAAGTATAACAATAGATCAACCGCTACAAGAATAGCAGCATTTGGTACTACTCAAAATGAAGCAAACGAAATACTAGTTATAAAGCCATATAAGGCAGGATATTTTTATTATGCACCGCCTTGTTATATGGGAGCATTACCTTATTGTGAACTAGAGGGAGAGGTAGCTAATTATCATATAAACAACATACAACAAGGTATGGCACCAAGTATGCTAATTAATTTTAACAACGGAGTGCCTGACGATGAGCAGAGAGAACTTATAGAAAGAAGGATATATGAAAAATACAGCGGTAGTTCTAATGCAGGTAAATTTATTTTAGCGTTTAACGATAATTCAGAAAGTGCTGCAACAATAGATGCAGTGCAATTATCTGACGCACATAATCAATATCAATTTTTATCAGACGAGGCAACTAAAAAAATTATGGTAGGTCATAGAGTTGTTTCTCCAATGCTGCTAGGTATAAAAGACAATACTGGTCTTGGTAATAATGCTGATGAATTAAAACAAGCAAGTATATTATTTGACAATATGGTAATTAGAGTACAACAAGAATACCTAATTGATGCTTTTGAACAAATACTAGCTTATAATAATATTTCTCTAAACCTCTACTTTACTACACTACAACCTTTAGAGTTTACAGATCTTGGCAACAATGTTGTTGATGAAGAAACTAGAGAGGAAGAAACAGGTGTAGATCTTAGTGCAGAAGTAGAACTCAGCGAAGATTTTACTAATGAATTATTGCAGATGGGAGAAGATGAGGACTTAGAGGAGTGGGAGTTAATTGAAGAGGCACCAGTTGATTATGAGAAAGACGAAGAGTTGAACAGTAAAATAGAGTTAGCATCAACAGGAAGTGCAAGACCAAATGCTAAAAGCGAACAAGATGGAGAAAACAAAGATGGTTTTCGCTATAAAGTTAGGTATCAGTATGCTCCCTTAAAAGAAACCATTAGAGATGGTAAAAGTGTAACTCGTGATTTTTGTAGTAAAATGATTGCTGCAAAAAAAATATATAGAAAAGAAGATATTATGGCTATGAGTAGTAAGTCAGTAAATCCTGGTTGGGGACCAAGAGGTGCCAATACTTATGATGTGTGGCTTTACAAAGGTGGTGGTAATTGTCACCATTTTTGGATGAGAAAAGTATATAGGTCAAAGACAGTAACACCTGACGCTAAAAACCCTAGATCAGAAATTAGTGTTAATAAGGCTAGAAGTGAAGGATTTAGACCTGAAACAAATGAAGCAGACGTTGCAAAAAGACCAGTAGATATGCAAAATAATGGATTTTTAGAATAAGAAAATGGCACAGGTATTATTTATAAAAGTAAGCACACTAAAAAAACACACAATATTAGACGGTAATGTTGATGTAGATAAACTATTACCATATATTAAGATTGCACAAGAGATACATATACAAAATTTCTTAGGCACGAAATTATATGATAAAATTATTACATTAATAAATGCAGGTACATTAACTGCATTAGCAAATCCTAACTATTTAAATCTAGTAAACAATTATATTCAACCTGCACTTATACATTTTGCTATGATGGATTATTTACCTTTTGCAGCATACCAAGTAAAAAATGCAGGTGTATTTAAACACATAAGCGAAAACGCAGAAAGTGTAACTAAAAACGAGGTAGATTATTTAGTAAACAAAGAGAGAGAATTTGCAGAGTATTATATAAGAAGAATGATAGATCATTTAAATTTTAACTCTACTAATTTTCCAGAGTACAATCAGAATGTAAATGATGATGTGTACCCAGACAAAGACAGTTTATTTAACGGTTGGGTATTATGAGAAAAAGATATAAAGTAAAAGAAAGTAACATAACAAAATTAAAAAAGTATATAAAAAAATTAAAAAATGGCAACACTAACAGGCAATTCAATAAGTAGTACTTATCCCAGTCTTTTAAAAGTTGGCGATAACGGAGAGCTTAGTGCATCTTTACAAAGCATAAGTGATGGTGCAGGAAATACTACAGGTATTTCATTAAATACAGGAGGTGATTTAACTGCGACTGGTACGGTTACTGCAAATGCTTTTAGTGGACCATTGACAGGCAATGTTACTGGTACTGCAAGTTTAGCATCAAATTTAACAGGTACACCAAATATTTCAGTCGGAACTATTTCTGCCTCAGGGACTATAACAGGTAATGTAACAGGAAACATCACTGGTAATGTTACAGGTAACGTTACTGGTAATGTTAGCGGTAGTTCAGGATCAACAACAGGAAATGCGGCTACGGCAACAGCATTACAAACGGCAAGGACAATATCTGGTGTATCGTTTGATGGTACTGCAAATATTACTTTAGACACAGACGATATTACAGAAGCTACAAATAAGTATTATACAGCTGAAAGAGTTGATGACCAAGTAAATACTTTATTACAAGCAGGTACAGGGATAACAAAAACATATGACGATGCAGGGGGGACACTTACAATCACAAATAATGCACCTGATCAAACAGTAGCATTAACAGGGGGTACTGGAATTTCTACATCAGGAACTTATCCTAATTTTACAATTACAAATAGTAATCCTGACCAGACAGTAGCACTTACTGGAGGAACAGGTATTACAACAACTGGAACATATCCAAACTTTACTATTACTAACTCCGCACCTGACCAAACTGTAAGTCTTAGTGCAGGAAGTAACGTAACTATTACAGGAACTTATCCAAACTTTACGATAGCTGCAAGTGCAGCTGCAGGTATTGCATTAACAGATTTATCTGCTACAGATGCAGGAGGTTTAGGTTCTTTTGCATATAACAACAGCACAGGTGTATTTACTTATACAGGTCCTTCAAACTCAGATGTTACAAATTTAGTAACAAAATCTTTGGTTGATGGTTTAGGTATAGCGGCTAGTACAGCAGCTACTCTAGCTACACCAAGAACTATTAATGGTACAGCTTTTGACGGATCGGCAAACATAAGTTTTGATACAGATTCTGTAAGCGAGGGGAGTTCAAATCTTTATTATACTAATGCACGTTTTGACACAAGGCTAGGTACTAAGACAACAGATAATTTAACAGAAGGTTCTAGTAATAAATATTTTTCAAACGAACTTGTAGATGACCGTGTATCTAATTTAATAGTTGCAGGTACCTCAATATCAGCTACTTATGACGATGCAGGTAATAGTTTAACCATAGCCAATACAGCACCAGACCAAACGGTTGCTTTAACTGGCGGCACAGGTATAACTACGTCAGGTACATATCCTAACTTTACAATAACAAACTCTGCACCAGATCAGACAGTAGCTTTGAGTGCAGGTTCAAATATAACGGTAAGTGGTACATACCCTAATTTTACTATTGCTGCTACAGACACACAAACAGATTCATTTAAAACAATATCAGTAAGTGGTCAGAGTGATGTTGTTGCAGATAGTTCAACTGATACCTTAACTCTTGCAGCAGGATCAAACGTAACAATAACAACAACTGCAGGAACTGACACAGTTACATTTGCAGCTACGGACACTAACACTACTTATTCTGCAGGTACTGGTTTAGCTTTAGGGGGTACAACATTTAGTTTAGATGCAGGACTAAACAATTTAACAGATGTAAACATTTCATCTCCTGCAGCAGGGCACATACTAATATATGACAACAGTAATAGTTATTTTGAAAACGCAACACTTACAGCAGGTAGTAATGTAAGTATTACAAATGCAGATGGAGCAATAACGATTGCAGCAACAAATACAAACACAGACAGTTTTAAAACTATCTCTGTATCAGGACAAAGCGACTTAGTAGCAGATAGTGCTACAGATACGCTTACAATAGCTGCAGGTTCTAATGTAACACTTACCACAAATGCAGGTACGGATACTTTAACAATAGCAGCAACCGATACAAATACAACATATACAGCAGGAACAGGACTTACTCTTGCAGGTACAGAGTTCTCTCTAACTAATAGTAATGTTACTATTGGGGGTACAAGTGTATCTCTTGGGGGCACACTTTCTGCAACATCAGGGGCACTAACTATTGGAGGTAATGGATCAAGTGGAGGTGTAACAATCAATGACGGTTCTATACAAATGAGAACAGGAACAGGTAGTGTAGCAGAAATAAGAATGTATTGTGAAAGTGGTAACGCACACTATCAAACATTGAAAGCAGCACCACATAGTGCAGCAAGTTCAGCATCATTAGTTTTACCTACAGCATCAGGAAACTTAGTTGGTACTGGTGATACTGGTAGTGTAGCTACTGGAATGTTAGCCGATGATTCTGTTACAAGTGATAAACTAGGTGCAGAATATACAAGTGCACAAGCTGTATCAAGTGCTGCAACAATAACTTTAGATACAGACGCATACGATGTCTTTACTTGGACTGTAGGTCACACTGCAAATATTGACTTTACAAATGTTGTAATTGGTAAAGTAAAAACATTAGTAGTAACAGGTGGTGGTAGTTCATATGCCTTAACACTAAGAAACATAAATGGATCAACTGGTACGTTTAATAAAATATCAGGAACTTATGATGACACAAGTTCTACAAAGAATATAATACAAATTAAATTTATATCAACCTCTGAGGCTTGGTACACAATATCTAAAATAGGAAGTTAAAATGTGGGCAAACAATATAGATGGCGAAATAAAAGTATTTAAATATTTACCAAGCAGTTGGGAGGGAGAAAATGTATATTTTAAAGGGTTTGCAAGTTCACCTGTAGACGTAAGAGAACAAGAAGGTTTTTTTGAAATAGTAGATCCACAGTATGATCCTGAAACGGAAGAGCTAGGAGAATTATATTTAGAAGATAACAAATATCATTATATTGTAAAACAGAAATAAAAATGAAAGCAATTAATAATCAAGGCATAATAACAATACATCAATCTGTGCCACATACTTTACAAACACCAACAGGTACAATAATGAATGCACCTGCTTTATCAGATCAAGAACTAAAAGAAAAAGGTTTATTTGATTTAATTATACCAAATGACTATGACAATAGGATACATAATTTAGGTGAGATATATTTTGACAGTGCAGCACAATGTTTTAGAAAAGATACTAAAAACAAAACTTGGACTAAAACTCTTGCAGAGTTGAAAGAACAAGCAATAAACAACTTTAAACATAGAATAAACTATAAACTGCAAACTACAGATTGGTATATAATTAGAAATATTGACAATGGTGAAGATATACCAGGAGAGATACAAGAGGCAAGACAAGAGTTAAGAAACACATCAGATACAGTAGAACAAGAAATCAATGCACTTACTAGCAAAGCAAAAGTAGTAACGTATGATTATCCTAATATTGACTAATGAGTTTAAACGATAAATTATTAAAAGCAGAAGCAGCAGCAGGTGGAATAACTCCATCAGAACACTTTGGAGTAATGTTATACGAGGGTGATGGTTCTTCTTCTCATTCTATTAACGGAGGTAAGTTTGGTGCAGCTGCTTATTTTAATGGGGAAAATTCAAATACATCAGGCATAGTTTTAACTGATTTAAATGATTTATTAGCAGGTAAAAGTTTTTCAATTAGTTTATGGGTTAATTGTTCAAGTACACAAACAGGTGATAATGGCGAAGCAACAATAATTGGTTCTGCAGGTTCAAGTGGTGTTAATGGATTTGATATAGCGTTAAAACCAACTTCAGGATATTTATTTTTTAATTTTGGTAATCCGAATAACGATACTGTATCAACAACTGATTTAAGAGATGGTAATTGGCATCATATAGTTTTTACATACACAAGTTCACAAGCATTATTATATTTAGATGGTAGTTTGTTATTAACTGAAAATTCTCCTAATTCTTTATCAAGCATACCAAATGAAATAACTTTAGGAAAATGGTCAACAGGTAGTTATTATGCTTTAACAGGTAAAATAGACCAAGTAAGAATATTTACAAGTGTTTTATCATCATCACAAGTTTCAACACTATATGCAGAAACAGCAGCAACAGTAGAATCATTAGACCCATTATCAGAAGATACAACAGATACACTACAAGTACTTGGAGATAGTTCTTGTTTAGCGTTATATAAGTTTGAAAATAATGAAACAGATGAAAGTGGGAACTATAATGCAACTGGTACAGCGATACAATATGCAGCAGGAAGATATGGGCAAGGTGTTAATGTAAACAATGATGGCGTTGTTACAATACCTACTAATATTACAAATATAAATGACCATAGTTTATCTGTTTGGTTTATAACAAGTTCAACAGGTGGTACACAAACTATATTTGAGTTCGATACAGGAAACAGGATAATATTTAGAGCTACATCAACTGATTCTAATAAAGCTAATTTTGGTGGGGGAGGTTGGTTTGACCACGGTATATCTTTTAGTGCTGATATTTGGTATCATTTAGTTATTACTTTTAAAAGTGGAAGCCCTGCAAAAATATATGTAAATGGAAGTTTAGAACATACTACAGGAAATATTACTAAATCAGCAGCAGGTAGTGCTAATTATTTAGGTGCAAACAATGCTTCAGGAGGAAATAATTTATTAGGAACATTAGACCAATTTAGAGTATTTAATAAAGAATTATCAGCAAGTGAAGTAACTACATTGTACGAGGAAAACTCACTTGTAGCTTCTTATAGATTTGAGGGTAATAGTAATGATGATACAAGAAATCACAATGGTACAGATACAAGTGTTACGTATGAGTATGGGCTTGGATTTCAACCTGATTTAGTTTGGATAAAAGAGAGAGGACCGTTAGCTGAAAATCATAACTTAACTGATAGCACAAGAGGAACAAATAAAATTTTAAATTCAAATAATACTAATGCTGAAATAACAAGTACATCAAGAATTACATCTTTTGATAGTGGTGGGTTTACTTTAGGCAATAACAATGAAACAAATGATTCTGGTTCTACTTATGTCGCCTGGTCCTTTAAAGCAAACGGAGGAACTACAAGCAGCAATACAGATGGAAGTATTACAACTACAGTACAAACAAACACACAAGCAGGATTTTCAATAATAACATACACAGGGAATGGTACGGTAGGTGCTACGATTGGGCATAATTTAGGCTATGTTCCTAATTGGTTTGCAGTTAAAAAAAGAAGTTCAGGTGCTACAAATTGGAGAGTATATCATACATATACAGATGCTACAAACCCACAAAATTATAATGTAGAGTTTAATGGTAATGGTGCGAAAGATGACAGAACTGAATGGAACGACACAATGCCAACATCTTCGGTAATTAGCCTTAATGACCACGATTCTGTAAATGCAAGTGGTTCTGATTATGTTTGTTATGCTTGGACAGATATTAATGGCTTTTCAAAGTTTGGCGGATATACAGGTACAGGTGCAGCAGGTAACTTAATAGAAACAGGATTTGAACCTGCGTTTATAATGTTTAAAAGAACTGATAGCACAGGAGGTTGGTTAATGTTTGATAACAAAAGAAATTTAACTAATCCAAGAAATTCAAGATTAGAAGCAAACAATGATGGTGCTGAACAAGCAGGAAGTTCAAGTAAATTTGTTGATTTTTATTCTAATGGATTTGAACCACAAGTTTCAGATAGCGAAATAAACGCTTCAGGAGGTACATATATCTATATGGCATTTGCTGCTGATCCTGACACAGAAGCACCAACACTTGCAAGTAGTTTTAGCACAGTAGCTTATACAGGTAATGGTAGTTCAAATAGAACTATTGAGGGGTTAGGATTTAGCCCATCATTACTATGGTTAAAATCAAGAACAACATCAGAGCAACATTATATATTTGATAGTATAAGGGGTCATTCTAAATATTTACATCCAAATTTAAGTAATGCACAAGGAACAGACGCAACTACAAGATTAAAAGAATTTTTAGATGATGGATTCAAACTTGGTAATGAATTATCTGTAAATCAAAATAATGAAGATTTTATTGCTTGGGCTTGGAAAGCTGATGATAACGAACCGACAATCTTTGGAGGACCTGCAAGAGCAGTATATAAATTTGAGGATAATGCCAATGATGTGACTGGTAATTATAATGGGACTGCTACTAATGTGTCGTATGTTACAGGTAAATTTAACAAAGCAGCTGATTTTAATGGTTCTGACTCTGCGTTTACTTATAGCACAAGTGTAATTAATGTAGCATCTGACCATTCAATATCATTTTGGTTAAATATAGATACTATTGCTACTCAAATGATTATTTGGAATCACGATAGTAATATTAGAATGACAAGTGGTGGAAACATTTTATATAGAAGAAATACATCAGGTGTTGCATACGATATTACATCATCAACTACTTTATCAACAGGTAGTTGGTATCATATAGTTGCTACATTTAATACATCAAGTGGGATGGCTTTATATATTGATAATGTTGCACAAGGAACTAATTCATACACAGGGGGTGTTGATAGTAAAAGTGGAGATTTTGGTTTAATGTATAGGGTTGATAGTAATAATGAACGAGCTGATGGAAAAATAGACCAAGTAAGATTTTATAATGGTACATTAAAAGCAGAACAAGTAGATGAATTATACAATGAAACCGCATCTGACAATGATGATTTAACTTTAGGTGCTCCACCTGAAGCTATAATTAGTGCAAATGCTAATGCAGGATTTAGTATAGTTAAATATGAAGGAACAGGTGTTGCAGGAACAAAAGTACTTCACGGATTATCGTCTGCACCTGAAATGGTAATTGCAAAAAGGCTTAATTCAGCACAAAATTGGGTAGTATTTCATACAAGTATTGGTGCAACAAAATATTTAGAATTAAACGACTCAAGAGCTGAGGATACCGCTTCAACTGTTTGGAATAATACCGCTCCATCCGCAACGGCTGTAACTTTCGGCACAAGCTCTTTAGGTAACGGAAGTGGGGATGATTACATTATGTACTGTTTTCATTCAGTAAGTGGATATAGTAAGATTGGAACATATACAGGAAGTGGAACCAGTAGTACACAATCTATAAATACAGGTTTTCAACCAGATTGGATTTTGATAAAAGATTATATTGGAGGTGGTTCTTGGTGGATTCAAGATTCTGTAAGAGGTGATGATAAATGGTTAAAAGCAAATAACAGTAATGCTGAAACGTCTGTAAGTTATGTAGATTTTACTTCAACAGGATTTGATGTTACAGGCGGATTAAATGATAGCTCTGTAGGTAGTAAATTTTTATATATGGCATTTAAAATAAATTAAAAAATAAAAGATAATGAGTGAAATAGATATAGAAGAAATAAAGAAAAAAAAATTTAATATAAGTGTAGAAAACTTAATTACTATTGGTGCAGTCGTTGTAACGGTTGTAGGTATGTGGTATAGTTTACAAGCTGATATAGAACTGGCTAAACAGTTGCCAGAACCAGAAGTATCGAGAACAGAATTTTCTATGAAGGACGAATTAATACGAGAAAAAGTAATAAACATAGAAGAGAAAGTAAATGCTAATGGTGATAAACTACAAGATATAGACGAGAAGCTATATGAAATGATAAAAGATAAAAGATGAAAAATTTAATAATAGCATTACTATTTACTACATTTAGTTTTGGGCAAGACCTTACAATAGTACATTTTAATTATAAATGGAACGATAAAAACGCCTATAAAAATTTAGAAAGATTAAGTAATGTAAAAGTGCAATACGCTTTTGTAGAAGATCAATCTGACAATATTAAAAGGGCTATAAAATCCGTGCCTGTCATTCAGGTATATAGAAACGGTAAACCAATACTAAGATATGAAGCAGGTCTTAGAATGCGTATAGAAAAAACCTTAGAAGAAATACAGGACGATATAAACAAGTTAATTGTAGAATAAATAAAAAAACTATACCTTTAAGTATTATGAAAGAAATTTTAAATAGAATATTACAAGAGGCAAAGAATGCTTTTTGGACACAAGTACCATATCTTATATGGAGTTTTGCTTGGTTAATGTGTACCCTATTTTGGGCTACTATGTTTTTGAAGTGGTTTATGAATAAATATTATTAAAATGAATTTATCTAAGAACTTAACATTATCAGAGGCAATACGATCAGAAACTGCAAAGCGTAACCACATTGATAACTCACCAGATGAAGAGCAGTTAGAACAACTTAAAATTACTGCAGAGAAAATATTTCAACCAATAAGAGACCACTTTGGCAGACCAATATATATTAGCAGTATGTTTAGATGTGAAGCTCTTAACCAAAGAGTAAAAGGTGCAGAGTTTTCTGCTCATAAACATATAAACAACTTAGGTGCGGTTGATATAGATATGGACGGTACAGAAATAACTAACAAACAAGTATTTGATTTTATTAAAGACAATTTAGACTTTGATGTACTTATATGGGAATATGGTACAAAAGAATCACCTGCTTGGGTACACTGTAGTTATCATTCAGGTAGAAAAAACAGAAAGTATGTTTTACAGATTTTTCGTGATGAAAACGGTATATCACAAACAATAGAATACAAAGATGTCAAACCAAGAGAAGAAAAAAAGGAAACCGCTCAGAGAGACAAAGGTAGGTCAGCTACTAGCAAAGTCAGGTCTAATAAACAATCTACTTGATGTAGTACCTGATAAAGGCGTTTTAGGGCTTGTAAAAAACATTATACAAAAAGACAATACCTTACCGCCAGTGGACAAAGATCAGGCTTTAAAACTGCTTGAAATGGATATAGCTGAAATGGAAGCTGTAACAAGAAGATGGGAGGCAGATAGTAGAGGTAGTTTTTTAAGTCAGAACGTAAGACCTATGGCACTTATATTTATGCTAATAGTGTATGCCGCAGGTTTCTTCTTAGAATATGAATTAGATCTTGTTACACAATTACTAATGTTAATGGTCGGAGCTTACTTCGGTGGGCGTTCTTTTGAAAAAACAAGAACCAAGTAATACTATATAATACATACTATATAATATTATTTATTATATTTAATATTATATACTATATAGTATATGAGTAAAAAAACAATAATCAGAAAGTTTGATAAGCTGTTTAGTAGGTGGGTAAGACTGTCCAACGCAGATGCCAAAGGATATTGTGAGTGCATTACTTGTGGTCGTAGTTACAAATGGAACGATATAGACGCAGGACACTTTGTATCACGTAGGCATTTAGTTCTAAGGTTTGATCCACGAAATGTATTTCCACAATGCAAATACTGTAATAGATTTTTAAACGGTCTTCAATATACAATGGGTAAGCGAATAGACGAGCTCTTAGGTATTGGTACTGCTGATAAACTTATACAAATATCCAAACAAACTCACAAAATAGATAAAGTAGATTTAGAAATAAAATATGATGAGTATTTGGAATTATCAAAAAAACTTAATAAGTTTGATTAACAATTAAAAAAATTATGAGTAATACTATAAGCGATTTTTTAGAAAATCAAAACCAGGATAATATAAATCCTATTGCACATATTCAAGCAAATGGTTTCTTAAAGGACCAAATAAAACATCTTATAAAAAAAATAGATACACTTGAAGATGAACTAGATGAAAAAACTCTAGAGATAAATAAACTTAGATCAGAACGTGATTCTGCTATTGACGAAAATCTTACACTAACACATCAAATAAAATATTTAGAAAATGGCACTAGCAAATAAACAATCAAGACAATCTACTATAAAGTTTATAGAACAAGGTAAAGAGTGGCAAGGTAAAAACGGTGGTCAAAAAATGCAAGAGTACAAACTTGAAATGGCTAACGGTGATATGCCAGTATTTAATATTCCAAGTAATACACAATTTCCATATCAAAGTCGAGATACTATTGTATATTTACTTACCGAAAGAGAAATCAACGGTAAAATAAATCAGTACGCAAGTGTTGATAAAATAGCAACAGAAAATTTAAAGAGACCTATGGAAAATCAATTACCAACAAAAGAGGAATCTATTGCATTAGCAGTAGCATTAAAAGAAGCAAGTAACTTAGTAACATCTGATATATGGCAAAAGTGTAATAGTCTTAAAAAAGAAGAAGACATTATTAATGCTAAAGATAAAATACTAAAGGAAACAGTTACAGTTGCAGGACTTATGTATAGAGTACTAATAGCTAAACCGCAAAACAATGAGTAATTATTCAGCACCTAAATATAATTTTGCAAGTGGTGTATATACAAAAACAGCACCACAAGATTTTGTTCACTCAAAAATGAGCATACAGTATGATTCATTTATTAAATGGACACAGACACCTGAGGTACAACAAAGTATCAAAGATAACGATGGGTATTTAAAAATAGACACACTTTATTCAAAAGATAAACAAAAACTATTTTCAAAACTAAACACACTACAAAAGAAAAAGGAAGTAACTTCTGCACAGCATAGTCCTGATCGCAACAACAACGGTGATAATGCAGAGGACCTACCATTCTAATTTAGTAGGTGTAGATAAACAACTTGATAAACTCCACAAGATATATAATGGAGAAATCAAAGAAGGTTTACGACTTGTACCTGACCTAGATGAATACTGGAGATATAAAAAAAATAGTTTCAATATAATTCTAGGTCATAGTAGTACAGGTAAAACTACTACAATGCTTTACTTTTTTGTACTCTATGCAATTAAATATAATTTAAAGTTTCTTATTTATTCTGCAGAAAATGATCCTGCTAACATATCTAAAAAACTTATAGAGTTTCTTACTGGTTTACCATTTCAAAAAATAGAAAAAAAAACTTGGGAAAAAAAACTTAAATGGGTAGATGAGCATTTTAAATATATTGATATAGATAAATTTTACTCAGCTACAAGTTTACTTGATGAGGCAGCAGTCATTAAAAAAACATTTGATTATGATAGTTTTCTAATTGATCCATATAATTCATTAAGCAAGGATAAAAACTTAATGAAAGAATACGGTAATCACGAGTACGATTATTACTGCATAAGTCAGATGCGTATGTTTACAAGAAAGATGAAAGTGTCTATCTATTTAGTAACTCACGCTGTTACAGAATCATTAAGATTAAAACACGCTAACGGACACCCATTTGAGAATCATATAAAGCCTCCAAGTCCTGGTTCAGCAGAAGGTGGTGGGAAGTTCCTAAATAAATGCGATAATTTTTTGATTATCCACCGTTACGTTAGCCACCCAGAATTTTGGTTTTACACATACCTTGCTGTAATAAAAATAAAAGAGATAGATACAGGTGGAAGACCTACACCAATAGATTCACCAATAGAACTTAGATCAATAGCAAATAATGTAGGCTTTAGTGTAGGTGGTAAAAACTTACTACATTTGGTAAAAAAAAGTGATTCTTGAAATAGCATACAGAAAACATAAGACTTGGCTAAGAATTTGCAAGAGCTTTGGTTGTAATGACGATACTTGTAAAGATCTTGTTTCTGAGATGTATATTAAAATTGATGACCTTACTAAAAAAGGCAAAGATCTTTCTTATGGGGAAGATGATATTAATTACTGGTACTGCTATAAGATTTTACGCCACTTGTTTTTACACCTTAAAATAAAAGAAAAAAGAATATCATTTGTATCAGATGATTACTTACTTAATATTAAAGATGACGATTATATTGATCTAAATAAGTTTGGTGTTGAGTTTGATAAAGAGCTTGAACAATTAAACGAGTATGACAAAGCAGTATTCAAAATAATTAGTGGTGGAAAAAAAATAAGTGAGCTATCAAGAGAAACTACAATAAGTTATGTATCTTTAAGAAACACTTGGCTAAAAACAAAAGAATATTTAGTAAAAAAGATAAAAAATTATGATTGGGTTAGGGGACATAGTAGAGAGGATAATTAGAATTATAACATTTGGTCAGGGTAAAAAAGTAGCAACTAGAGTAGCAAAGATGTTTGGATATAAAGACTGCGGTTGCGACAGCAGACAAGAAAAACTTAACAAATTTCAAATTAAGATAAAGAGATGAAAATACAGTTATCAAAAAATGATTACGAAAAGTGGAAAAGATTTAAAGGTGTGAAAGGTAATCAAATAACAAATACTGATCTAAGGTTAATAGAGCAGCTTCATTCTAAATATTTTAATCACCCCCTTGAAACTTTGTGTACCTGCAAAGGCGAAAAAATTGTAGGCAAAGTACAGGCTTGGGTAGATGATATAAATAAAATATATAAGAATGGATATAACGACAACACATAAGTTTGAACAATCTGTAGTTGGTATTTTAAATTTAGATGGTTGGAACTTAGATTGGAGTGGTGGCAATTATGAACACTATGACGCAAAAGGCTTAACACCTAAACAACAAGAGTGTGTTATAGAGATGAAATTTAGAAACAAGTATTATGAAAGCAAGATGCTTGAAAAATATAAATATGATAAACTTATGCAACTAAAAGATGTCCATAAGTTTTATTTAGTATTTGATCCTAAAGGTATGTATATGTTTTGGTTAAATGGACCAAAATTTAATTTACCAATATCAGAGGATTTATATTGTCCTGATACAACATTATGGACTAAGAAAAAAGAAAACAAAAAAGTATATTTGCTAGAGGAAAGTCAGGCAAGTTTAATTAAACAAGAAAATGGATTTCACAGAATCATATAAAAAAATAGATGCTTTAAAAGATTTAGAGTGCGATAATAATATTTTAATAGTAGGTCAAACACTCAATAAGTGGGCAAGTATGAAAAGTACACCAGAGCTACAAAATATTATAACCGCATTTCTTGATATACAATGGTATTTAATTGATCTAAAAAGACAGAGAGATTTAGCACTTAGGGGAATACTAGAGTACAAAAAAGATAAACTTGAAGCTCAAAGAGATATGCAAGAGGCAGTAGATCAACTTAAGAAATATGAAAATAAACATCTACCCAGAGATTGATGGAGATAACTTTAGTGATGAGCACTTAACAAGATTATACAATACACTTGAAATATTGTATGATGAGTTTACAACTGTGCCAGAACAAGATAGTAAAATTGTTGTTGATGATGGAGTAGAGGTTATAGAGTTTACTATGATACAAAAAAAATACCAGGCAACAAATGATGGTCTTAATGTAATAATGCTTTATAAAAATTTTGATAGTATATGATAAATTTACACAACCAAGACTGTATGATTGCTCTTAAAAATATGAAAGAGAATCAATATGATTTAGCAATAGTGGATCCACCTTACGGAATTGACTTTGCAAAAACTTATACAAACCGCACAAAAAAAGATAGACTTGGTCAACGTCACACAAGCAAAGACTGGGATAGTAATATACCAAGTGACGAGTTTTTTGATTTACTTTTTAAGGTAAGTAAAAATCAAATTATATGGGGTGGTAATTATTTTCCAAGTATATGGCAAAGAGGAGGTAAGGGTATTATTTTTTGGTTTAAAGGTAATCCAGTAAGTAATTTTTCTGATGGTGAGTTAGCTTGGACATCTTTTGATAAGGTTGCTAGGCAATTTGATTATAGATATTATGGTAACTTACAAGGCAGTAAAATGGCAGCTTTAAAAATACATCCAACACAAAAACCTGTAGAGTTATATGAGTGGTTGCTTATGAATTATGCAGAACCTGGTAATACCATATTAGATACACATCTAGGTTCAGGTAGTATAGCAATAGCTTGTCATAACTTAGGTTTTAGTTTAGATGGATATGAGGTAGATGAAGACTATTTTTTAAAAGCAAAAAAACGTTTAGATCAACACACTGCACAAATACAACTTTGGACTTAATAATATTAGATATGTTAGATAATCAAATCAAACTACTTGACGGCAAATTTTATGACAAAACAAAACTATTGTCTGATATGTTGGACGATAATTTTTACTATGGCTTTATGCACAAATGGGCATTTAGCAGTAGCTCAATAAAACTCTTATTACAATCACCAAAGACATACCATAATGTAATGCAATATGGATCACCTGAAACACAACCACTAAGAGACGGATTTTTAGTACACTTACTAATACTAACACCAGAATACTTTCATAAACAAATATTTGTAGATGTGCAAAGCAAGAACACAAAGAAGTACAAACTAGCACAAGAAGAACACGGAACTGTATATACAATGAAAGAGAAGAATGATGCTGAGAGATTGGCAGATGCTTTTTTTAGGAATGAACCTGCTATGCAACTTATAAAAGGTTGTAAGGTAGAATATCCTGGCGTAGGTCTGGTGCAAGACAAACCATTTCGTGGTAAAGCAGATGTCCTGGCAGATAATTGTGTTATAGATCTTAAGACTACAAGCGATATAAGAAAGTTTGAAAAATCAGCTTATTGGTATTCCTATGACGTACAGGCTTACATATATACAGAAATATTTGGTGTAGATAACTTTCGGTTTATTGTTATAGATAAGTCAAGCTGTGATATTGGTATAAGTAATTATGTAAGTAAAGACTTTATAAAATCAGGTAGAGATAAAGTAGCTTATGCACTTAAAGTATATCAAGATTATTTTGAAACTGAAATGACAGATTTAGACGCATATTATATTGACATAAATTTATAATATCAACTTTTTTTTATATCTTGCAAGACTAACTTTTTTTTATGACAGAAACATATAAAATGGCAAAAGAAATCAAGGAGGTTACAGGTTTAAACTTTCTTGAGAAAAATAGAAAAACAGAATATGTAGAGGCAAGATCATTTTTTGTACACATATTAAAAAACTATTATAAGTACAGAAACAAAGACATAATAAATATATTTAACGATTTAGGTTTTGCTATGGACAGTGCAACTTTATGTCACTCACTAAAAATGTTTGAAGTATATGAGAGAAATAATGTAAGAATGCAAGAGTGGTTTGACAACTTATTTGAAAAACCAAACTACAAAAGCCGTAAACACACGCAAGCATATATAAAAGCAAAGCTAAAATACTTGCCAGAAGATGTGCTAATTAAACTAGCAGCTATGGTAGACACAATACTAAGGGAAGAGATGTCTATGGAAGAATTAGAAAAAGTAACTTGGGAGTGGTAAAAAATATTATATTTGTTATTATACTCTTGAATAATCAAGTTTTTTCAAGTTGGCAAGGAAGATAATAAGTACATATATATTTAAACCAAAGAAGAAAAGACCAGGTGTTCATAGCAAGAATGCTAGTAGATCACAAGTAGGATATAAAAAGAAATACAGAGGTCAAGGTAAAAAGAGATGACACACGGAGGTAAAAGAAAAGGGGCAGGTAGAAAATCAAAAGCATTAGAGGTAAACTTAATAGAGAAGTTATCACCGCTTGAAGACGCAGCTTACCTTGCACTTAAAGATGGTGTTGAAAAAGGTGACTTTAAATTTGTGCAATTATTCTATCACTACTTTGCAGGTAAACCAAAAGAAACACAAGATATCCATTTACAACAAGATAGCCCTATATTTGAAGTCAAAGTCTTAGACAATGACACAAAGAGTTGAAACTAACATAGTATTCAATCACGGCTATAATTTTTATAGATCAGATAAGAAAATATTAATTGAACAGGGCGGCTCACGAAGCGGTAAAACTATGAACCTGTTAATGTGGATTATATTTGATTATTGTAGTATAAACACAGGAAAGATTGTTACCATAACAAGGCGTGTAATGCCAAGTCTTAGGGCTACCGTTATGAGAGACTTTTTAGAGATACTACGCAAGTATGAATTGTATGATGAAGAGAAACATAATAAATCAAATAGCGAATACATACTAAACAATAATATTATAGAGTTTATATCATTAGATCAACCTGCAAAGATTAGGGGTAGAAAAAGAAACTTACTATTTATAAATGAGGCTAACGAGATAGACTGGGAGAGTTGGCAGCAATTAATATTTAGAACAGAAGGTAAAATAGTAATTGACTACAATCCATCAGAAAGCACACATTGGATATATGATAAAGTTCTTGTAAGAGATGATGTAATATTTTATAAGACTACATATAAGGATAATCCATTTATAGATAAAGGACTAATTACAGAGCTTGAAAGATTAAAAGAAACCGACGAGGAGTATTGGCAAGTATTTGGACTTGGTGAGAGAGCATTATCAAGAACACAAATATTTACATTTGGTACAGTAAGTAATATTCCAGAACAAGCCAAACTATTATCTATTGGTATAGACTTTGGCTACACTAACGATCCGACCTGTGCAGTAGAGGTTTACCAATTAGATCATACACTTTACATAAATGAATTACTATACAGAACTATGATGACAACAAGTGACATACATAAGTTTTTATTGCAAAACAATATAAGCAATACTTTGTGCTTTGGAGATAGTGCAGAGGTAAGACTAATAGATGAACTAAAAAGGATGGGCAACAATATAAGACCTAGTGTAAAAGGTCAGAATAGTATTATGGCAGGTATTGATTTATTAAAAAGGTATAAGTTAATGATAACAGAAAGTTCTACAAATGCAATAAGAGAGTTTAGAGATTATAGGTGGAAGAAAGATAAAGCAGGAAGACTTACTAATATTCCAAACGAGGGTAGCGATCATATTCCTGATGCTACCAGGTATGCAACCTATAGTTTAATGAGTAAGCCTAATTATGGTAAATACGCAATAAGATAAAAAAGTTATCAAAAAAATTTGATAATATAAAATATTGTTGTATATTAGCTTCATAATTAATAAATAATATAATGAAAAATAAAATTAAATTACAATTACATATATATAGAGGAAAAAATAAAAATAGTTATTTTTTTACTTTAGGTAGCTTTGGAGATGAATATCATATTCAATGTACTCAATTACACCAACACGATTATTGGTGGGCAATAGAAAAGTTAAAAAATGATTTTGGTTTAATTTTTCCAAAAAACTTTAAAGATAATTTTGACTATGAATCAGACGAAGATTTCAACGAAACAGTCACTCTTTATAAAGACATAAATGTTAAGACAAAGGAAGAACTTTATCCACTTACTCGTTTATAATTAACCTTTAATTTAAACAACAATACAGGTGCTGATAACCTATAAGTCAGCACCTTTTTAAAAATTTAAAAATGACGTTTACAAAAGAATTATTATCAGATGATGTTTTAGAAACATTACTGAAATTACCAGAGTACCAAAGAAAGCACCTAGCAGCTTTTTTAATTGCATCTACTTTATCTCCTGATTCACGAGATCATTGTGTTGCTGATATTAACAATACTGAAAACTTAAAAGATGAACCGTTACCTTTCTAAAATAAAAAAATACTTGTATAACTTTTTTGTGTACGTATTACCTATTTGGATTTTTGCGGTTGTATTTGTAATTTTGCAATACATAGCAGATAAAGCTATGGGAGTACTATGAGCAAACCTTTAGATATAGCGATGAACAGAATATTTTGTCATTATGACTTAGATTTTTTAAAGTCATTAGACATATCGCAATACGAGGACTTATTTATCCAGGACGCAATACAAGATCCACAGAAACATAGAATACTTGACATTGACATCAAAGATGTTGATTTTGGTGAAGTACAAAAAGAAATACTTAAAATTTAAATGCTCAGTGAATTAGGTTATTTTTCATATTAGTTTTATTGGTTAATTTGTAGAGGGTATTGAGCAGCCCTCTTTTTACGAGGGGGGGGTATCAGTCAGCCCCTCTTTTTTTTAAAAAAATGTTTAGTTTTGTATTATATAAATATGAAACTTACAATCACAGTTCCTACAACTTTGTCTGATATGACACTACACCAGTATCAAAGGTTTGTAGATATACAAAATCAAAATGACGACCAAACATTTATATTTCAGAAAATGATTGAAATATTTTGTGGGTTAGATTTAAAAGATACATTTAAACTTAAAGTAGCTGATGTAAGTGATATATCACAAAGCATAATTAAACTACTAGATACTAAACCTGATCTAGTACAAAGATTTTGGTATAACGAAATAGAGTACGGATTCATACCAAACTTAGAAGAAATAACTTTAGGTGAGTTTGTAGATCTAGAAAGCTATATGAAAGAATGGAAAGATATGCACCTTGCTATGAATGTTTTATATAGACCAATTACAATTAGTAAAAAAGGTAAATACCAAATAAAAGACTACGAGGCTAGTGATACTGATATAATGAAGAATATGCCGCTTGATGTTTGTTTTAGTTCCCTGCTTTTTTTTTACAATTTAGGGATAGACTTGTCAAGCAATTTGATGGACTATTTGGAGGAGGATCAGTGGAACAACCTTACTCAAATAGAAACCAGTTCAACCAAAGGTGGGGTTGGTATTCAGCAATTTACGAACTCGCTAAAGGAGATATTACAAAGTTCAAAAATATCACCGAGCAAGATTTAAAAACTGCATTGATGGCTATGATGTACTTGAAAGAAAAAAACGATGTAGAAAAAATAGAAATGAAAAGAAATGTCAGATAATACAGCAATACGATCATATTACTTAGTATCAGAAACTATAGAGAGTGCACTACTAAGCAACTCAATAACTAAGACAGTAACAATAGGAGATATATCAGATGTAGATTTAGGTAAACAAACAATATTCCCTTTAGCACATTTTATAGTAAACAATGTTACAGTAACAGAGCAAACATTACAATACAATATGACTGTACTTGTAATGGATATAAAAGATACGAGCAAGTCAGAAGAAACTGACAAGTTTAGAAAAAACACAGATGAGCAAGATATTTTAAATACACAATTAGGTGTGTTGAATAATCTAATGCAAAAACTAAGGTTTGGTAATTTACATACAACTGGTTATAGATTAGTCAATGATCCAGTATGTGAACCGTTTGCAGATAGATTTGAAAATAACCTTGCAGGTTGGAATGCAGATTTAACAATAGAGATTAGAAACGACTTAAATATATGTTAGTATTTTCAGATAAATTTAACGATAGATTAGAAGACTTTTTTAAAGCTGTAAAAAAACAGGCTAGGCAAAATCTTACAAAGGGTACTAAGCTGCAGAGAAAGAAGAGACCTATAAACAACACAAAGAAACTATACAACAGTATAAAGTATGCAAAACTATTTGAAAATGAAACAGGACTTGCGTATGGTTTGTTTATGCAAGATTATGGTGATTACATTGACAAAGGTGTAAAAGGTACAAAGAGTAATTATAGAGTAAACAAAAACACACCATTTAAATTTACAACTAAACGACCACCAAGCACGGCATTAGAAGGTTGGGCAAAAGCTAGAAATATAAGATTTAGAAATGCTAAGGGACAATTTACAAAAGGTAAGTTTAATCAGATAGCTTATGTACTAGCTAAATCAATATATGAAAAAGGTATAAGAGCAAACAATTTCTTTACCATACCATTTGTAAATGAGTATAAAAAATTACCTATGGATTTACAAGATATATTTGCAGATGATATGCTAATAGAAATGATTGACAGTATGGTAGAGGCAGAACTAATTAAAAGAATAAACTAATGGCAAATATATTATTAAGAAGTCCATATTACGAATATCATAGTCAAGCACAGAGTAGTGGTAATACCGCAAAGAGTGCAACGTTAGAATTATCAGTCGGAGGAACTGTAATAACGACTATGAACAAAGACACAAACTTATCTGGTACTACTGGATCAGTTGCATTTGAAATTGCAGACCTGTGTAGAGATTATTTAGATATTACTTTTAACAATACTTATTCAAGTCAAACAATAGCTATAACAGGTACACTTACATTCAAAAGTAAAACACTTGACGAGATAGCATCAGGTGAAACAGCGGTTACAGTTGGAACTCCTGTCAGTATATCACATACTGGACTTGATGGTTATTTTGAATTTATGGAAGGCTTGGGTACAGGTCAAAATAGTGCTGTAACTTTATCAACAAGCACTGATGCAGTTCTACAAGACAATACAACAATATACGCACCTGATAATACAGCAGGTCAGATACCTTACTTTGACGCAAGTGCAAGTGCAATAGTTTATCAAGCATTTGCAGCAAGTGATACAAGTGAGACTGTATTAAGTACAACTTACAACATTGAAAGAGTGTGCACAAAACACGAAGCGTATAAAGTTACATTCGTAAACAAGTATGGAGCTTTACAAGATTTTTATTTTACAGGTAAAACAACAGAAAACATAAATATAGAAAGAACAAACTTTAAAGGTAGCATATTAGATTCTAACTCTAGGTACAGTATAAACAATCATTCTAAAAAACAATATAATACTTTAGCTAACGAAACTCTTATTTTAAATACACCGCCTATGAGCTTTGATACAGTAAATGAAGCCTTTAAACAATTACTTGTAAGTGAGCAAGTATGGATGTATAAAGATTCTAAAACAACACCAATAAACATAACAAGCAATACTCAAAGATTTAAAACAGGAGTAAACGATCAACTTATACAATATACAATTACGGCAGAGTATGCCTTTGATATGATTTCAAATATTAGGTAATGAACAATATTGAACTTTTAGTAAAGCATACAGGAGATATAAATTTTACAAGGTTAGATTTATTTGGTGATGAGACTATATCTTTGACACAAGTAGTACAAGACGTAAAAGATCCTGGTAAAGTATTTACTAATTTTTCAAAAACATTTAGTTTACCTGCTAGTAAAACAAACAACAAATTTTTTAAACATTACGAAAACTTTACACAAGATGTTGCTTACAGTTTTGATGCACGAAAAAAAGTACAAGCAAAAATAGAATTAAACAGTTTACCGTTTCAACAAGGTAAATTAAGATTAGAAGGTGTTGATCTAAAAAATGGTAGACCTAACATTTATAGAGTTACTTTCTTTGGTTCTTTAAATTTAAAAGATATACTTGGTGATTTAAAGTTATCAGATCTAGATTGGCTTTCAAACTTTGATACTACTTACACATCATCATCTTTAATTACAGGTATGTCTAGTTCTGGAACTGGCAGTGTGACCGTAGATAGTGTAGCTTATCCTGTGCCTCTTGTTACTGCACTTATTAGTAATACACAAAGAGGTTTTTACTCATCTTCTAATACTGCAAAATATTTTAATACAACAGATGAAGAAGTAAATAAAGCAGGTGGTAATTTAAATCCAAGTAACAATGTGTTATCAGGTTACTACTTTAAAGATTTAACATTTAGTATAAGATTATATTTAATTATAAAAGCTATAGAAAACTCACAGAGTGTAAAAGCTAGAAATAACAACAAGTCTATTTTATTTAGCACAGATTTTTTTAGTGATACTAATGTTAGTTTTTATAATTTATATATGTTATGCCAAAGAAATGCAGGTAAAAAAGTAGATGGCTTTGGTTCTGTTTATGTTCCAAATCAACAAAGTGGTAGAGATTATGACAATGCAAATAACGAGCACGAAGAAAATTTAGTATTAAGAGAATCAACATTTGAAATATATGGTTTGTCTTCAAGTCAAAACTTTGGTTTTGGAATAACTATTAATTTTGGTAGTATATCACAAAACATACAAGTACAAATAAAAAACATAAATTCTGGTGATATTGAATATGCAACTTGGACTTCATCACAAACAGGACAGACAAGAACATATCAGTTAGGCAACGGTACATATGAATTAAGATTTACTAGCACAGCTCAACAAACAGTAACATCTTTTAGTTTAACTTTTACAGATACATTTGCAACATCTACTACAACAACAATAGCTACCTCAGATGTAGATGTTAATTTTATTATACCTGGAACCAACACAAGTTTTTTAATACAAGACAATATTCCTGAAATGAAAGTTCTTGATTTTCTTTCTGGGTTATTTAAATTATTTAATTTGACAGCCATAGAGGAAGATGGTAAAATAACGGTAAAAACATTAGACAGTTTTTATACAGGTGGTACTGTAAGAAACATTACAGAGTTTGTAGATACTACAAGTAAAAGTGTAAATAAAGC